AAACGCTATGACTGCTTACACGGCCGCTATCAGTAAAACAAAAAATACCATTAAAATTGGTAAATAAAGGGAGAAAAAAAAGATATGTACTTATCTGAACAACTAGTTAAAAAATGGACGCCAGTTCTTGAACACCCGGAACTCCCAAAAGTAACGGATAGTTATAAGAAGGCGGTCACTGCTGTAATCTTGGAAAACCAAGAGAGAGCAATTAAAGAAGATAGAGCATTTATGTCTGAGTCTGCTCCGCAGAACTCTACAGATGCTTCTTACGTTCAAAACTGGGATCCAATTATGATCTCTTTAGTAAGAAGAGCAATGCCTAATCTTATCGCATATGATATATGCGGTGTACAACCAATGACTGGACCAACTGGTCTGATTTTCGCTATGAGAGCAAAATATGCTTCTCAAGCAGGAAACGAAGCATTATTCGCAGAAGCAAACACTGAATATTCTGGAACAAATGCTGCTCAGTCAACATCAAGTGGTTATTCATCAGCACAAGCGGGTGTTAATCCATCAGTATTAAATGATAGTCCAGCAGGCTCTTACGCTTCTGGAACTGCAATGCAAACATCAAGAGCAGAAGCTCTAGGTGATGCTACTGGTAACGAGTTTTCTGAAATGGCGTTTTCAATCGAGAAATCGACTGTAACTGCTAAATCAAGAGCTCTGAAAGCTGAATACACTATGGAACTTGCACAAGATTTAAAAGCAATCCATGGTTTAGATGCTGAAACAGAACTTGCAAACATTTTATCTGCTGAAATCCTTGCGGAAATCAATAGAGAAATTGTAAGAACTATTTACATCAATGCTGAAAAAGGTGCTTCTGCTAACACAGGAACTGTAAATACAACAACTGAAGGTATTTTCGATTTAGATACAGACTCTAACGGAAGATGGTCAGTTGAAAGATTTAAAGGTCTTATGTTCCAAGTAGAAAGAGAAGCAAACGCTATTGCAATCAGAACACGTAGAGGAAAAGGTAACATCTTGATTACATCAAGTGATGTTGCATCTGCTTTACAAATGGCTGGTGTATTAGACTACGCTACATCTTTAAACAACAACTTACAAGTAGATGACACAGGTAACACATTTGCTGGAATATTAAATGGAAGATACAAAGTATATGTAGATCCATATTCTGCAAATCAAGCTGCTAGTCAGTACTTCGTAGTAGGATACAAAGGTTCATCTCAGTATGATGCCGGAATATTCTATTGTCCATACGTTCCACTACAAATGGTGAGAGCAGTAGGTCAAGACACGTTCCAACCAAAAATCGGATTTAAAACGAGATATGGTATACAAGCTAACCCATTTGCTGAAGCTAGTGCATCATCTGCTCATGCTCAGATTAATGGTGCTGGTTCTGCGAACAGCAACAGATACTACAGACGAGTTAAAGTAGCTAACTTAATGTAATATCAGTTTGTCTTACGACAAAATGATTAAAAAGGGAGAGACCTAAAATCTCTCCCTTTTTTATATCTAAAATTGACTTATAAATAGTATTATGACCATAACCAATTCATATACCAGACAACCTGGAAAATTGGATTACGCTAGTCCTACTCAATTTAAATTTAATATACTTAAACTACCAACAGTTGAATACTTTTGTACATCAGTAAACATACCAGGCGTTTCACTTGACTTTATGGAACAAAAAACAACGCTTAAAAACATACCAGTGCCAGGTGATAAATTAACTTATGGTGATTTAACTATGTCATTTTTGGTAGATGAAAATCTAATTAATTATCAAGAAATTCATGGTTGGTTAACTGGCCTAGGTTTTCCACAATCTCAAGAACAATTTCAAAATCTTACACAAACGGAATCTGATAGGTTTCCAACAAGTACAGGTCAAGTAAGTACTGAACCAGGATTTGTAAGGTATGGCGCTCCTAGTGCAGGTGCAACGTTATCCGATGCAACCCTTATGGTATTAACAAGTAAGAACAATCCGGTGGTGGAGGTTCGATTTAAAGACGTGTTTCCAATAACATTAAGTGGATTAAATTACAATCAACAATCAACAGATATAACCTATTTAACAGCAGAAGTTACATTTAAATATTTAATTTATAGTTTTGCTGCTGTAAATTCATCTACAAGCATATAAACTTGATTTTATAATAATTTTGTGATATATTAATATAATGGATTTAGAACAATTACAATTAGAAGCAGACAAAGATTTAAAGATAAACGATATTGAACTAGATATTGAATCTTTAAAAACACCACAATTACATAACAAATATTTAAAACATTACACTAAGTTTAAATTAATGTTAATTAAAGCAGAAGATGAATTAAAAATAATGAGACGTGATAAATGGGAATATTATACAGGTAAAGCAGACCCGGCCGTTTATCAAGTCAAACCTTTTAACTTTAAAATATTAAAAACAGACATTGACAAATACTTAGATGCTGATGAAGAATTATTAAAGTTAACACAAAAAATGGCCTATTTAACAACCATTGTTGATTTTTTAGATCGTACATTAAGAGTAATTGTAAACAGAACATACGTTATTAAAAATGCTATTGAATGGAAGAGATTTACTTCAGGTGCAGTATAATGTATTTACAAAACAATCATTGCATTTCTATTGGTAAATTTACAGAACCTTTTTGTAATCAAATAATTGAAATTGCTGAAAAACAAAAATTAGAAGAAGCAAAAATACAAGATGGTAACAAAAACAATCGCAGTTCAAAAATTATTTGGTTAAAAAACAATTCATTTTTAGATAATCAATTTATTAAAATTATAGAAGAACATAATAAAAAAACAGGGTGGAATTTTGCATTACATGATTTAGAACCTTTGCAATATACGGTGTATGAAGTAAATGACCATTATGATTGGCACATAGATTCACATGCAAAACCTTATAATAATGGTTTAATAAGAAAAATATCTTTTACATTATGTTTAAATGAAAATTATGAAGGTGGTGAATTTGAAATATCAAATCCAAATCCTAAACCAGAAAAACATATTAATACAAAGTTTAACAATAAATTTACAATAGGAACATTTATATCGTTTCCATCTTTTGTATGGCATAAAGTAAATCCAGTTACAAAAGGTATACGAAAAGTATTAGTTGGTTGGTCGTTAGGTCCTCAATATGTATGACACTTACCAAATATATAATCATAGATAAAAAAAACGAAGTATATCTTAAAATAGAAGCGGAAGAAGCAATTCGTAGAGAATTATCAGAGCATTTTACTTTTGAAGTGCCAGGTTATAAATTCACACCGCAATTCAGAAATAGATTTTGGGACGGCAAGATTAGGCTTTTTTCTTATGCAACTGGCCAGATATATGCTGGTCTTTATCCATATATTGTTAAATGGTGTGAAGATAATAATGTTCAAATAGTAGATGGTACTAAAATAAAAGATATAAAAGTGGACAATGATGCTATAGATAAATTTGTATATAATTTAAAAATACCAATGGAAATAAGAGATTATCAAAAGGCAGCTTTTAAACATGTTTTAGAAAAAAATCGTTGTTTGTTGTTATCGCCTACGGCATCTGGCAAATCTTTAATAGTTTATTTGTTAGTAAGATTTAATTTATTAAGATTAAAAGAAAAATCGAATAATAAAATACTTATTATTGTACCAACTACATCATTGGTGGAACAATTATTTAAAGATTTTAAAGATTATGGTTGGAATCCCGATAAACATGTACATAGAATATATCAAGGTCACGAAAAAGAAACAAACAAAAATGTAATTATATCTACATGGCAATCAATCTATAATATGCCAAAAAAATGGTTTAAAGAATTTGGTGTTGTATTAGGTGATGAATGTCATTTGTTTAAAGCCGTTTCTTTAACTAAAATAATGACTAAATTAGAAGATTGTAAATATAGAATAGGTCTTACAGGTACTTTAGACGGTACTAAGACTAACAAATTAGTTTTAGAAGGCCTGTTTGGTGCAGTCAATAAAGTTACATCTACAGCTGAATTACAAGAAAGAAAACAACTGGCCGATTTAAAAATTATATGTTTAATATTACAACACGATAATTATGCTAAACATTTTCTTAAAGATAAATCATATCAAGAAGAAATGGATTTTTTGGTCTCTAATGAAAAAAGAAACAAGTATATACGAAATTTATGTTTAAATTTAGAAGGCAATACTTTATGTTTATTTCAATATGTAGAAAAACATGGAGAGATATTAAAAAAATTAATAGAACAAAAGGCTGAAAATAAAAAAATATTTTTTGTTTATGGTGGAGTAGAGGCCGAAGAAAGAGAAAAAATTCGTTTTATAACTGAAAAATCCGATAACGCAATTATTATTGCAAGTTATGGAACATTTAGTACTGGTATTAATATAAGAAATTTACATAATATAGTTTTTGCATCGCCGTCTAAATCTCGTATAAGAAATTTACAATCTATTGGTCGAGGCCTGCGTCTTAAAGATAATAAATCTACCGCTACGTTATATGATATATCAGATGATTTAACTTACAACGGTAAAGAAAATTATACTTTAAAACATTTTAGAGAAAGAATAAATCTTTATACTTCTGAAAATTTTAACTATACTATTCATAATATAGAATTATATAAATAATAATATGGTCAATGAAATAAAAATAATTAAATTAATAAATGGTGATGACATAGTTTGCGTATTACCATTAGACCAATTATCTGAAAAATCACCATTGCTTAGAATTGAAAAACCATTACAAATTAAATATATTTCTCAATTAACGTCTATTGGATTAAAAGATTACATAGCTTTAATTAAATGGACAGCCTATACTAACGACCAAATCATAACCATTCCAAAAGATAAAATTATTACTATAACTACCGCAACAGATGAATTAACCAAAAGTTATAATGATGTTGCTAAAAAATATGAAAATATTACAATTCCAAAAAGAGAAGATTATAATATGGAAGAATTGTCAGAAGAAGAAAATGATAAGTTTAACGAATTGTGGGATAGTTTTCGAGATACTAAAAAAGTACTCCACTAATCTGGAGATTTTCTCTATCAAGACGCTACACGCTCATTATATACATCTAAATGAAAATGTCAACCTTTCCTAAAACCGAAATTTTTTAAACAACACATAGATAAATGATTGACAAATAACACAAACTATAGTATATTTAAATTATGACAACATCTAAAAAATTAAAAGAACATTACGTTAGTAATAAAGAATTTTTGGCAGCCATGATAGTGTATCGTAAAATGGTAAACAAGGCCAAAAAATTAGGACAACCAAAACCACCAGTTACTGATTATATTGGTAATTGTTTTTTAAAAATTGCAAATCATTTATCATATAGACCAAATTTTATAAACTATACATTTAGAGATGATATGATTTCTGATGGTATAGAAAATTGTTTACAATACTTGGACAATTTTAATCCTACTAAATCAAATAATCCATTTGCTTACTTTACACAAATTATTTACTACGCATTTATAAGAAGAATACAAAAAGAAAAAAAACAAGTTACAATTAAACATAAAATATTATTAGATTCTAATTTTGATGACATGACTTTACAACCTGGTGAAGATAGAGAATTTACAAATCAGTTTACTGAATTTTTAAAAAAAAATATGCCCATTGAAGAAGTTCCTAAAATTGAAAGTATTACAACTCATAGAGAAATGAAAAAAGAAAAAATAAAAATAAAAAAGAAAAAAAGAGTTAGTAAATATTCATTAGATAAATTTATAAAATAATATGAAAGTGGCGTTAATCAATGACACGCATTGGGGTGCTAGAAATGATTCTCCTGCGTTCATAGAATATTTTAATAAATTTTATGATAAAGTTTTTTTTCCTTATTTACAAGAAAATAATATTCAAACAATAATTCATTTAGGTGATGTGGTAGACAGAAGAAAGTTTATTAATCATAATACAGCATATAATTTTAAATTAAAATTTTGGGACAAAATTAAAGAATTAAATATACAAACACACATAATGGTTGGTAACCATGATACTTATTATAAAAATACAAACGAAGTAAACGCATTACAAAATTTAAACTTACCAGAAGTTGTTAAAATATATACATCTTCACAAACTATTACTTTAGATAACCTAGATATATTATTATTACCTTGGATTTGTGATAATAATATGGAAGAATCTTTACATGCAATTGATAAATCTAACGCACAAATTATTATGGGTCATTTAGAAATCAAAGGATTTGAAATGCACAAAGGCCATGTAAATGAACAAGGATTAGAAAAATCTTTATTTAAACGATTTGAAAAAGTTATATCAGGACATTTTCATAAAAAATCAGATGATGGACACATTTATTATCTTGGTTCTCCTTATGAAATTACATGGTCTGATTATAAATGTCCAAAAGGATTTCACATATTTGATACAAAAACAAGAGACATTATAAGAATACACAATCCATTAAGAATACATAAAAAATTAATATACAATGATAAACAAGAAGATTATTCTAAAAAAGATTTAAAAGAATTTGAAAATACATTTGTTAAATTGTTTATATCAAATAAAACAGACACAGATATGTTTGATAAGTTTGTTGAAAGATTTAACACAGAAATAAATGTACACGAATTAAATATTATAGAAGATTTAACTTCCGACATAACATCTACCGTTAAAGAAAATATATTAGAACAAGGTGAAGATACTTTAACTTTTTTAGGCAATTATATAGAACAAATAGATACACCATTAGATAAAATAAAATTAAAAAAATTTGTAAAAGAACTTTATACCGAGGTTAGTGAAACATGATAGTATTTAAAAAGATTAAATGGAAAAACTTTTTATCTACTGGTAATATTTCAATAGAAATAGAACTAAACAAATCACCAACAACACTTATTATAGGAACAAATGGCAGTGGAAAATCAACATTACTTGATGCTTTATGTTTTGTATTATTTAATAAACCATTTAGAATGATTAAAAAAGAACAAATAATTAATACTATTAATGATGCTGATACCGAAGTAACAGTAGAGTTTACAGTAGGCACAAAAAACTACGTTGTAACAAGAGGTATTAAACCAAACAAATTTGAAATATATTCAGATGGTGAATTAGTAAATCAAGACGCTTCTAGTATTGATTATCAAAAATATTTAGAGGCTAATATAATGAAATTAAATTATAGGTCATTTATACAAGTTGTTATATTAGGTTCTTCTTCTTATGAACCGTTTATGAAAATGAAACCAAGATACAGACGTGAAGTTGTAGAAGAAATATTGGATATTAGAGTATTTGGTTTAATGGATTTAGTATTAAGAAGTCAACAATCCGATTTACAAAAAAACATAACAGATATAAGACACAAGTGTGATTTAATAACTTCTAAGTATGAACTAGAAACAAAACACTTTAAAGAATTACAAGGACGAGATATAAATGACAAAGAATTGAAACAATCATTATTAGATAAAAATAAAAAAGATTTACAAGAATATCTTAGAAAAATTACTTTATTAGATAATGAAATAGAGAACAATAAAAATAATTTAATAGAACAAGATAAAATACATGCAAAAATTAATCAGTTATCTAAGTTAGAAGCAAAAATTGAAAATAATTTATTAAAACATAAAAGAACATTAGAGTTTTTTCATAATAATGATACATGTCCAGAATGTACACAGGCCATAGATAAAGAATTTAAAATAACCAAGGTTGATAATGAAAGTCAAACAATAATTAAATTAGAAAGCGGACTAAAAGATTTGTTATCTGAAATAATAAAAACAGAAACAAAAGTAAATGAATTAAATGCAATATCTCAAAAAGTTAATGAATTAACCGTAGAAGTTGCAAAAATCAATACATCTGTAGATGAACTTAAAAAATATAGTAATAAAATACACGAAGAAATATTGTTATTGGAAAATAAAGAATCTGATGGCAAAACAATACAAGAACAACTAGATAAATTAAAAGTTGAATTAGAAGAATCAAAAATATTATTAAATAAGGTAACTGAAGAAAAACAATATGTAGATGTGGTAAGAGAAATATTAAATGATAAAGGTGCAAAAGCAAAAATTATTAAAAAATATTTACCTATTATGAATACTTTAATTAATCAATATTTACAAAATATGGATTTTTTTATATCTTTTCATTTAGACGAGGAGTTTAATGAAACGGTTAAAAGCCGCCATAGAGATACTTTTGATTATAATAGTTTTAGTGAAGGAGAAAAAATGAGAATAGATCTAGCATTGTTATTTACATGGAGAACAATTGCTAAGATGAAAAACAGTACCAATACAAATCTATTAGTACTAGATGAAATTTTTGATGGTAGTTTAGATGGTCAAGGAACAGACGACTTTTTTAAAATTATCAAAAATATGCCTAAAGAAAATATCTTTATTATATCACATAAAGGAGATATATTATTTGATAAATTTACAAATATAATAAAGTTCCATAAGGAACAAAACTTTACAAGGTTAAAAAATGTCTAAAGAATTGATACTAATACCACCTACAGATATAAGAGTAAGAACGGCCATATCACCGTTTAAAGATGAAATGTTATTAGAACATGGATTTAAAGATAGAAAAGAATTAACAAACACGATGTTTGATACAATGTTTAAATATGGGGGATTAGGATTATCGGCCAATCAAGTAGGTTTACCATTTAATATGTTTGTATTTGGTGGTCACCCGCAATTAGAACAAGGCAAAAAGGTTGCTGTATTTAATCCAGTAATTATTAATGCAAGTAAAGAAGAATTGTTAATGAAAGAAGGTTGTTTAACTTTTCCATTTTTATTTTTAAATTTAAAACGACCAAGAAAAGTGGTTGCAAAATTTGAAGATGAAAATGGTATATTAAAAGAAGCACATTTAGACGGCATGATGAGTAGAATATTTCAACATGAATATGACCACATGTTAGGCCGTTTATTTACTGAAAAAGCAAGTAAAATGAAACTTCAACTTGCATATGAAAAAGCACAAAAAGAAATTAAAAAAGCACAAAAAAGAAAGGAATTAGCAAATGGAAGAAAATGATTATAAACCTAAAATGTCAGCAGAAGAAAGAGAAAAACTTATGCAAGAATTTTTATCAAAAGGTGGTCAAGTTAAAAAATTAAAACCTGGTATTGCAAAAGGTGCAGGTTCTCTTAACAAAAGTAAAAATTTACAATGGTCAGAAAAAGAAATTGTAAAACAAGAAAATACCGAAAGTTATATACCAAGTGAAAACTAATTTGACTTTTTACAAAAATTAGTATATACTTATATTATGTCAGAAATTAATGAACATATTGAATTACAATGGAAAAAATGGCAAGACGAAAATCCATTAAATAAAATACCAAATATAGATAAAGATAAACTTAAAGAAATCGTTACAAAAGATTTAACTTTTGTATCAGCAATGAACGTAAAAGAATACACGTTATATCAAAAATGGTGTGAAGTACATTTTAAATATCCTACAGTTGAAACTAATAATTTTTTTGATGACAAACCTGCATTAAAAGATCAAGAACAATCTGCAGTTATAGCAGAAGTTAAAAATAATTTTTGGAATCCATCAGACCCTATGGAATATTTAAATTTAGAACCAGAACTTATTTATACAGACATAGAAAACGAAGGCAAAGTAGGTTCAGTAACAGGCAAAAAATTACCTGCAATTTGGAATACATTAAGAACATTTTTATCAACCATGAAAAACAATAGTAATATTGGTCGTAATTTATATTTTTTAATAAGAGATAAAAAAACAGAAAAATATCTAGGTGTTACATGTATGTCTTCAGATTTTTTAGATTTAACACCAAGAGACAAATACATTGGTTGGGATAGAGAAGCCAAAACACAAAGAATGATTAATCATACCTGTATAGGTAGTACAATAGTACCAATTCAACCATTGGGGTACAACCTGGTTGGTGGAAAACTGTTAGCTTTACTTTGTTTATCTAATACAGTAGAAAAAGAATGGGAAAAACAATATGGAGATAAACTTGTAGGTGTTACAACAACATCATTATATGGTAAAACAAAGACTATACCATTATCTCAATATGATAGATTAGACTATTGGAAAAAAATGGGTTGGACTGCAGGTAGTGTATCATTTGAACCAGAAAAATCCACACAAAAACTTATACAACAATGGTTAATGAAAAATTATTCAAGAAAATATTTTGAATGGTACGTTGCAAAAAAACCAAGCGGTCAACCACATAAAAGAGATCATAGAAATAGATCATTAACTTTTGCTTATAATCAATTAGGTATAGATAAGAAACTAATTAAATCAGAACATGCAAGAGGTATTTACTTTAGCGAACTATTTAAAAATACAAAAGAATATTTAAGAGAAGAAATTAAAGAAGATAAGTTAGTAAGGGCCTTTGATAATTCAACAGAAGCTTTAACGCATATATGGAAAACAAAATATGCTAAAAAAAGAATAGAATCTTTAATAGCACAAAATAGAGTATCCAAAGAAACTCATTTTTATGATGATATCATCTATTTAAATTGGGAAGAAACTAAGAAAAAATACCTTTTTCAAGTTGGCCGATAAGCATCCTGTCTTAATTTTGACACAATCTTCCGTAAATTATTGATTTTAAAGCTTTTTAAATTTAACCATAACTATTGTTTTATTCATATAAAGATGTTATATTATATGTATGATTAAAATTAATAACATAAATATCGAATCAAAATCTCAATTAGCAAAATTATTTGCAACCGAAAATCTATCTGTAGAACATAATAATGTAAAAACGGCATCGTTTGATTTATTGAATAGAGTATTGACACTACCTATATTTAAAAATCCTCATGGTGATGTTTATGACATGTTAACCGCTCACGAATGTTCACACGCTTTACATACACCTATGTCATCTTGGAAAAAACTATCCGATGAAAAATTTAGATTTTATGTTAATATATTAGAAGATACCAGAATTGACAAATTAATACAAAAAAAATACCCAGGTATTGTTAAAAATTATATTACTGGATTTGATGTTTTAATGAAACAAGATTTTTTCAAATTAAAAGATATTAATATTAATACCGATTTAATGTTAATTGATAAAATTAATATGTTTTATAAATCTTCAAAAAAATTAAAAATTCAATTTAATAATAATGAAAAAAAATGGTTAAATAA